ACCATCATCCTCAAAAGGATTATCGGGATAGTATGGCTCCTCGTTATCATCTCCTGGGAAATTGATAACAAAGTCAGACTCTTGATTAATCCCCAGAAAAGTGAATCTATAAAGATAATCATCATCATCTGAGTCATAAAAAGGGTCAAATTCACCACTATGCCCGATATAGACATTTTCAGTATCATCAGCATCAAAAAGAACTTTTCCAAAGATAGCTCTTTGCTGATGATTCTTGATTTTGCCCTCGAAAGCTAACTTTTCGAGGAAGGGCTTGTGTCTTGCTTTGTACTCAGGATGTCTAGAACCTGAGTCGACAGCCCATGTGATAACATAGTCGTCATACGTCATCTCAAAATTTGTAACGTTCACATCGTAACGTTCAACAATCTTGGAAATGAGGTCGTAATATTCGACAAATGTTTCACGCCCATATAGGGAGGCTTCTCTGAGAATCGACGCCAAAGCTTGACCAAGCTGATTAGGTTCGGTTTCCACTTTAGACGGCAGATAATAGAGAAGTGTCTTATAAAAAGACTTTTTATCTAGGACACCTAGAGTACTGCTCCTATCGGAACAATATCTAAAGTGTCTTTTGAGAAAATCCTCCTCATATATGTTTTGATAGCGGGTAGGTTTTGATTCCTTGTCTGGCATGGTAATCGTGATCCCTAGGCTCTCAAAAGTCTTTTGTAACCTCAAAAAGTCGAAGTCTGTTTTGTCCAAATAAATGATGGTGGACATACAGTCATCTCCTAAATGAATGCTTCTTATAAAATCTAAAGCATTGAGGTTTTTAAGACCTTGAGGATCCTGGTCCACATAAAATGCAGTACAAAGAGCCAATAAACCCGCTATGGAGCCGACAGTGGCAGTACATCCGTTTCCAGATGTATGAGAGAAGTTGACTTGTATCAACGTGCCATTAAAAGCAATGTATGGAGTAACCTTTTCGTTAATCAAACCATGCATTACTTTAATGTCTTCGTCAGTATAGTTCATCTCTCTAGCCATATCAACCATGACTTCCCAAGCCATACGCATTAGTTTCTCTTCCAAAACTTTATCGTATGCTTTGAAGTCAAAGATGATTCCATTCTTGTGGTCGGCTTCGGTTTTCTCCCCCTTGCGGAGTAGAAAATTCTCAACACATTCCCAGTCAAAACTCATAGCATTCAAACCAATCGCGCTATGACATGTTTGAGGGAAATGCATCATGTATGACATTATAGGTCCAAAATACTGGCCCACCAATATCATTACATGCAATTCATCAGAAAAGAAGACTCTTGTGCGATATGAGTCTACTTTGGCCTTCTTAAGGGCCTCGTCTTTTAAATTGCT